ACCGGAAGCCTCTTCTACGATTCTATAAACTGTTGGTAGGTCTAGATTCTCTTCAAGAGCTGCTAGATCACCAGCAATGTCTGGCTTATACTGTTGCATTGCAATCTGAACGCATTCCATAAGCAGATTCATTGACTTGTCATTATCTGCTGCTATCTCTGCAATGCCCTCAAACTTCTTCATAAAAGAACGAAGCAGAGAGATCTTCAATGGACGTAGCGTAAGCTTCGTGCCATCAATAAGGCTAATTTCTTTTTCTTCATTAACTGTTGTTGCCATTTGTTGTTTCCTCCTTGTAGTGGCTTATTGCTATTTTGTCAGGTTATATAATTATAACACAGAGAGCCTTATTTTTTACGCATGTCTTCGTACCCAAGACCTAGGCCTATGCCAAATCCAGCTTGCTGAGCGTTCACTCCTTGAAGTGCAACAATATCATTCGGGTTGTCTGTAATGCCCTTGCTAAAAACCTTTGCCTTCATTTTTTCCCATTCGTTTTGTTTTCCAGATTGTTTATCTAAGTCAACGCCCTGCATTGCTGCCAAAAACTTCTTTTCGTTATACTCAAGATCTCTTTTAGAATTCAAGGTCGCCAGAAGTTCTGGCATAGAAAGAGAAAGCTCTAGCTCTTCATAATCTTTCCAGATACCAATCAAAAACGTTTCTGCTTCTAGTTCTGCCAAGTCTAGGTTGTCCCAAGACGATCCGCTTTCTTCGGCTTGTTTCTTGACCTCCCCCTCTTCGTTTTTTTCTTTATCTATCTTTATACCAGCCGTAAGGTCTAGTATTTCATATAACGTAGAGACGTCCATATTATCTTCAAGAACGCTAGGATCCGAAAACTCTTTTTTAAACTCTTTCATAGATATAGATGCACATTTAGTCAAAACCACAAAAGCTTCGTCATCGCTTGTAGCCATTTTTAGTTTTTGAAATTCATCCATAAACTCTCTGAGGTATTTTATCTTGATTGGTTTTAGCTCTAAAACAGTACCGTCGAAAAACTCAACCAAACCAGTATCATAAATTTTTGTTGCCATTAACTAATTGTAGCAAAAGAAATGCCCAGGCGTTAGCCTGGGCAAATCCTTTTAGCTTTAGTAACTAGCTACCAGCAGGAACTGTACGGTCTACGATCTTACCATATGACGCGGCGTCATTTGGAAGTAGACGGAACGAAACCTCAAACATTGTGGGTTCGTCACGCTTTGCAGATACTGTAACGTTCTCAATTGAGAGCGCACGGTATGCAACGTAAACACGTTCTAGGTCCTGACCAATAGCACAGTCACCGGTACCTGGCCCAACAGCAATCAAACCACGCTCAACGGGACATTCTCCAATGTCACCAGCTGAGAGGTTTAGAGTTGGGTTTCCACCTACGGTGGTAAGGTCTGTGTCCTTACCAGCGAGAGAGAACAAAAGGTTCTCTAGTGTGGACTCTGCAAAAGCTGTATTCAGGCTAACCTGCATACCTTGCTTGTACAGTTTGGCGACGTCGAGCAACTGGTCAACCTGAACCTCACCAAAATCGGGCTGGAATTCAATATCCAAACCGTTCATGGTGTATCCGACATTACGGAAGTCTGCATCGTTAGACAGGGTAGTCTTGAACGATACGTCTTCCGCAAATTCTGGAAGGTCGGCTTCGGTTAGAAGTCCGCTCTCGTATGTAAACAGCGCTGCAGCACCAACAATAATGTTAGAACTGGAACCACGTGAATATGCCATAGTTGTTCACCTCTTCTTTCATAAGAAATAACAGGCGCGTTTCCTCAATACTAATTATACAGGCTTTTTATAAAAAATTAGAATAATGGATCTGATTCATGCCAACAGTAATCTATGATTAACTTGTTACCGGCATAAGTTCTAGCTGTTCCAAAATCAACAATATCTCTTGCCTCCTCTAGCTGGAATATCCTGAACTCATGGAAATATGGCAAAAGGAAGTCTGTTCCGCCAAATGAAACTTTGTTGTATGTTTTAGTTTCTCCAGTTACGATGTTTGTTCCTGTGCTAGTTTGACTACCTTGCGCTTTGTGCTGAGCAAGAGTCCAGGCATTTAATTCCTGCGCCGACTCATCTCCTCTATCTAAGAGGTCAGATACGTACTGAACCGTTTCAATTAGCTTTGCCGGTCCCTCTGTAGTTTTATAAAAGTAATACAAAAGTTGTTCATATTTTAAGTGAGGAAATGGGGTTCTTCTTAGCTTAAACATTCTGTCGTAAACGCCAAATAATCCGTCTGGGTATGACTGCGTCAACTCATCTAGATTGGATGGCGTTGTGGGGAAAAAAGGAATAGAGTTGTTCATGGAATCATCTGGCAGCTTATCTTGTAGATAGCGATTAATGAAAACCGGTGGGTAGTGTATTGCCATTATATATTCACGCTCCCTGAAGAAATCCATCTATATCCAACCCTATAACCAGCTCTTTTCCCACCAGTCTTTGCTGAAGAGATATTTTGATTATAGGACGATGGAGTTGATAAATGCTTTGCCAATCCACTAGAATAAAGAAAAGATTGAGAAAAATAACTTTGAAAAAATAAATCAAAAACTTTTTTAAAACTTCCCTGGACCTCTGCGCCACCTGGATTTTGCACCGAGACCGGCTTTTTTGTGTAAACGGTTTCGCCATTGTCTTCGAACACAAGAACACCTCCTGGCCTTGGCCTAATAACCATACCTATACCAGACTCCATAACATTTGCTTTATTGTAAAATGGAGTAGACGACCCTTTACTAACCGTTAAAGATTGTGTAAAAGTGGAGTTTAAAGAAAGTCCGTTTTTACTTGAAACAGTATATTCAATATCAAAAAGTCTTGCCTGTGGGCTTCCTGTTTGATACCACTCATAAACGTGGTGCATGGTGTTTGGAGAAACCCTGGCATTTGCGTCAATGAATTCTGCCAAGATTTCTTTCACCCCTTTTCCAATTTCTTCCAACAATTTGTTTTTGCCTGCCTTTGCGCCCTCTAGAAATCCTACAGAATATTCCATAAGACCTTCCATTTCCTTGGCAAACATTGCTGAATCAAACTTAACGCCAATCATACGGTAATCCCCTGGTTTTCTGATCTTCTTAAGACAACGGTAAAATATTCAATTCTGCCAAATGGGTTGGTGAATGGTTGATGGGTGGCAACCTCAAATAGCGTTGGCTGACCAGTCCTCGGTCCAGTAGTCTCTTTATATATGACCAGGTTATTAGAATCTCTAATGTTTGTTATCAATATATTCATTAGTGATGAAGATGAGTGACTTGATTTAAACCTAATGTCTTCTTTAAATCTTCCCAACAGTAAGGCATCTAGCGTAAGGTCTACATTAGGCACCATTTCTTCTTTTAATGCGGTACCAGCTGGCGTCAGACTTGATATAATGGATCTATCTTTTGTCCAAACCTTTTGAACGTCACCGTAGGCTCCTTGTTCAACGCTTGCATAATGAACATCGGCATACATAGGAAACTGGTAGTTTGTCGTATTGCAATCGGCCATTACAACACCCCAACGAGTCTAATAGACTTTGCATACTTAGAAAGTATCTTGTCTACAAAAATGTTTCCTGTCCCCTCAAACATTCTTCCATCAAAGCCAATCTTAAACTGATCAGTATTGTAAGTTTTAATATAGCGCTGATAATATTCTAGCTTGCCGCATTCAATATCATCTACAAGAAGCTCAGTTGCCTTTACAATGGCAGATGGAATTTTAGGATAGCCTGCGGCTAAAAGAATTTTATAGTCAAACGTTCTGGGGAATCCTCGGTATACATACTTAACATCCAATAAATCGGATCCACCTATTGGAAAAATGTTTGGAGCACCTTCTAGTCTATTAAGTCTTTCTTGAGTGTTTTCTACGATTGCTGTTTTGTCGTCTGTAATTCCATAGCTAACTGCATAGTCGTCTGAATTTTCTGAATCATACATCAAAACATTATTTTCATACAGCTTAAGAACTTTCTTGCCCTCTACCCAGAGAGGTAGGTAGTCTGCCCCAAGTCCAACTGTTTCTAAAACTTTTTTCTTATAATAAAATCCTTCTGGTATTACAGAGTCAATGATTGCCCTGGCCAAGGATTCGTTTGACGCATAAGCATTTATTTCTAAAGTATTTGCGCCTTTTGTGGTTGGGTCAACATAAGGCCGCACAACGTCAAAATAGTTGTCTTCACCATCAACCGTAATCTTGTAAGATCCATCATACTTGCTTGGAAGCGGTATGGTCACATTGGAAGAAGAGTCGGAGGCAGTAGTTGCAGATGTTGCTGAGTTATCCGCCAAATCAGTAATCGTATAAGTATACGAAGTTAATGGTGCAGATACTTCTACATCTGCCTCTATTTGATTTGACGGAATCCTCAGAATATCCATATTACTTACCGTACTCCCTGGCTACCTCGTCTGGTGATGCAAGTCTGACGTGACCTCTAGATAGCCACTTTTCTGACTTATCTTTGCTAACAATATTGTAGCCCTTTGCAAGCTTTCCAACATTTTCCCATACGACATTCTTTGTAGAGTGAAGTGCAACCATTTCCTCTTTTTGAGTTTTTGGAGCCTCAGCTTTTGGAACCTCTTTGGTCTTTGACGTTACGATCTTTCCATCAGAAGACTTAAGGGAGCCTGGCTTTTTTCCACCCTTGCCTGGTTTATTAGGTGCTGTTATGATGTTCGGGTTATCTTTAGCAAAAGAATCTTCTACAGCATTTTCGTACTTTTTAATCATTTCTTCTGAAATGATAGGCTCTACATCCTGTAGATGGGCCATTGTGGTATTTTCAGATGTCATTTTATCCTCCATTAATATTATAACAGATAATATATAAGGGGGACAAGAGCGTTAGCCCCTGCCCCCCTCATATGGTTATGTTTTAGCTAGGATGCGTCGGCAGCTGCGTCTGCGTAAGAAACAGCGTCCTCTTCTTCCCACTGGATGCCGAAGCGAACGAATACGGTATATTCGATCGTGTCCTTCTTGGCAACATATTCGCGGTTTACAGTAATGTCGCGCTGGAAACCCCAAATACGGTTAGCGGGGAATGTCAAGTCGACATAGCCCTCTGGGTAATATGGAACTTCCTGAACGTCAATACCGAGAACACGGGTGGTGCGAGCTGTACCAAGAGTCTGTGCCTGGCCGTCAAGGTATGCTTGACGGTTGCGCTCAGTTCCTGGGCCATTGCCAGCAAATGCTTCAGCAATAGCGTCAGCAAGAGTACCGTTGTTCTTAACAATTCCCTGGAATACATCAGTACCGGCATAGAACTTGAGACCGTTCTTAAGTGCGCGGTACTTACGAGGCATTGCAAGGAGAATTCCCTGCATAACCTCTGTAGTCCAAGAGTTGTCAGTAACGGTGGCAACGAACTCATGTGCGTCGCCATTGGTCTTTACCCTGTTGACAAACCCATCCATAATGGAAAGGAAGCTACCCGTGGCCCCGTCACCGTTGATCGCTAGATCTTCGATGTCGTTTGCAAAGGCATTCGTCATAAGGCGGACCAAGTGGTCCTCTAGAGCAGCACCCTCGACGTTATCTTCGAGTGCTTCTGCGCTGACTTCCCAGTCAAGACGGATCTTCTTAGTAGTAAGTTCCACCTTTGAGAAGGTTGCACCAGTGTTTGCGTAGTCACCTACACCTTGTGACGCTGCACGAATGACGCGCTCACCCACGTTAACTTTTTCAAGTTCCATAGAGTTTGCACGCATTGTTACGCGACGACCATCTTTGGCGAGAATTGTACCGTCCCACACGTAGTCAATAAAACGACGTGCTTGTTCGGGACGTAGGATACCACTTGCTGCATCACCCGAAGGATTTACCGCATTTGGACCACTTGTAACGCCAAAACTAGCGGTAGGAATATTTCCCAATGTGTTAGCACCGGGATTACTCACTCCGCCAATTCCACCAGAAGCAAAGCTACCCTCAGCGTTGTAAAGCCCCGAGTCGTCGCCTGAAGCGTCTGGATTATTCTTTTTAATCTCTTCCGACATATTGTCACCTCCTAAGTGATTTTAACTTATTTAAATAAGTCGGCAGTTTTGAGGAAACGACCGCCCCATAGGGATTTTTCAACCATTTCTGGTTGTTCCTGTACGATCTCGCCAAGATCGCCAGACTTGCGGAAAGCTGTCTCTGCTTCTACTGCGTCGACTCGCTTTCCAAACTCATCAAAATGTTCTTTAGCGGCAGCAAACTCCCTTTTAGTTTCTGCTACCTCTTCGGAAACACCGGTAATTGATTTGTTTAGTGCATTAACCTGCTCATGTAGAGACTTAACGGTTTCTGCTAGATCGCTAAAGGCTGATGTAAGGGTATCTTTGATTTCATTAACTGCCTCGGCAATAATTCCATCGTCTGACTTAGATACCTCTAACTCTGCCTCAACGGCTTCGGATTTCTCAACATCTGCTTCTGCATCGGTATCTTCTACCTCTGCTTCTGCATCGGTAGCCTTTTCAACATCAGCTGTTTCATCAGCCTTTGTTTCTTCTGCTACCTCTTCAGTCTCGGCATCTGCCTCTGGAGCGACCTCTACCTCTTCAACAACCTCGTCTGATTTCTCAACGAGATCTTCTGTTGTTTCAGTCATAGGACTTACCTCCTTTGTTATCTTAACTGTATTAATGCCTTTAGCACTATCAATTAAGAATTTTACTACATCTTTTTTGTCTGAATCTGACTTTTCCACAAAGCCAATATTCTTCATTGGTTCTCCTGTTGATGGGCTAACCTCTGAGTCGTTTTCTGAAAGCATAACCAATCCAGATTCGGAATCCCAAAAAACATTTTCAAGAACCGTGTCCATGACTTGGCCCTTTAAGACATCAACTCCATCTACCTTTTCAATAGACAAGATGTTTGCAAACTGATTTGCTGGACTGTCTACTAGAGACAGCTCAACCAGGTCATAATCTTTAATGACTCGAATAGACTTGTCAATCTCTTCGTTGTAGGCATCATCCCACTTGTTCATTCTTCCACCAATAGAAAACCCAGTATATGTTCCATCTACAACTTTTTCCCAGGCATCTTGTGCACCCTTGGAAACATATGCAGAAACGTAAACTCCTGTATAAAACTTTTTTGACTCTGGATCAAAGTACTTGTCTTCTTTAAAAGAAACCATTTTGCCTACAGCTTTTGGCTGGTGCATCTCACGAATATTACCACGGAACTTTTCGAAAGCTTTCATGCTGGCATCTGTGGTGACAATATCGTCCTGCTTATCCAGATTATCCAAGGTCGCAAAGCCGGAGACGATTCGTCTCTCAACGTCAACTTTGCTGAAGGGCATAGATAGACGAAGGCTATCGCCTTCCATATCCCAATGAGCCTTAGATATAGTCATACTAACTCCATTATACTGCCTTTTTGATAAAATATTTAAAAATTGCAATCATTCTGAAGATCTTCCTTCTCCTTGGGCATTCCTACCACTTATGGTAGCAGTGCTATCTGACTGATTGTTTGATCTTTCAGAATCTCTTTCTCTATTCCCCGCGAGGTTAGCTCTGGCATCGGTAGCCTGTCTGGCAGACATTTCAAATGGGTCGTCTCCGTCTGGTCTTTGCGGTAGTCCAAGCTGTTGCCTAGCCTCGTTTGGAGTCATGACCTGTGTCTTTACATACCTCTCAATAATCTGAGACTGTGCAATTTCATCCGTCAAAGTAAGCTCGTTAAATTTAAACTCAAGGATATCTGTCTTTTCTTTAACAATTTTATTAATCATTTTTTCTAGATTTTTTTGAGCTGGACGAGATACCTGCTCTTTAAAGGTTCTGTCCTGAGCGAGCGCTGCTGCGATACTACCAGAGTCGCCTCCACCAATTTTTGAAAGAGGAACCTGGTGGGCAATCAAAATATCGTCTCTATTTTGTTTACGATATTCCTTAAATGATCCCTCTTGTACTCCGTTTTCAACTGGCTCCATTTTAAACTCAACCTTGTTGTTTTCGGTATCTCCGGGTAGTGGTATATACAGCGTTCTGTGGTTCTGCCCCTTTAGACTTGTTTGTAAGAATCTAAACATCTTGTCTTCTGAGTCAGGGGACAGCTGAGCGCCCTTCAGGGTTACAATATATCTTGGCACCCCCTTGTTTCCAAAATAGTCAACATTGTATTGAGAGGCAAGGTGGTCACCCTGCAAAGAAGTTATTGCAGACATTATATCTGGTACGCCGTAGAATGTGTTAAGTGGAGAGTACTCTTTGTAGTGAAGGATTTCGTTTGGTCTTGGATCTTCTGTTATTGGGTTTTGATTCTTTGCCCCAAACTTTCTAAAATAAACAACCTTTTCTCCAATAATTTGAACGTATCCGTCTCGTAATCTACGAACCCTCATTGTCGTAGCCGGTATATGTCCAACGTACCCGATTTCTCCTCGTGTTGTCCTACCAATTTCTAGGTAGCCGTTTCCTGTTGCCTGAACATCGGTATAGAACTTTGTCAAGGTTTGAGTAAAAGAATCATCATCGTTTAAATTTTCAACCCAATCATGTATTTCCATTTTTGCTTTTTCAATCCTATTTCTGGCTCTGCCAACAGCTTCTCTATCTTGATTGGACTCAAGCCTTAAAACAGTTTTATCAGAAATCCTAAAGTCGTAGCCAAGGCCAACAATGTTTTCAACCTTAGCGTCTATGGCAGCGTGATTTGAAAAAGATGTGTCATAGTAGTTTGCTAATTCATATAGATTCCATGGTGGGGTAATAACATCAAACATTCCATAACCGTTACGAAAAACATCGCCGGGGTTAATCTCTTTTGACCCTGCTCCGTCTATTCCCTGCTGGCTAGCTTTTGCATTAGTTAAATAGCTTTCACTAGGTGGCATATTTAGAGTTTTTGCGATACGGCTACTTCTTCTTTTAAAGTTTGACTCAAGTCCACTATATTGTTTTAGGTCATCCCAGCTTCTTACAAAAGGGTCTTGTCTTTTGAAGGTGTCATCTTGTGGGAGATCGTCATCTATGTTTGCACGAATAATCCAATCTTTTTCCACTAGCCCTCATCTCCGTATGCATTAAGAGTTTTTTTGGCCGCAATAACTGCGCCAAGATCGTTCATGTTCGGGATAAGGCCTTGTGTCATTCTGTCTACTTGCTCGCTATGCTGCTCGTCAGATATCTTTCGCATATTTGGATAAAAAACGGCCTTACCTTCGGACTGGCCCCAGTACTGTGCAGCATCTTTCAGCTCTTTGACCCTTGAGGGGTCATCCCTCATTGACTCTATGGACAGGGCGTTCCCTTGGCCGTCAGTAAAAGCTTTTCCGTTTGGCTTGTGCCAAACGTAGGTTCCAAAATTAGAAAACTTTTCTTCGATAACTTGTACCTTTGTGTCACCGACTTGACCTGGAAAACGTGGTTTTGGCTTCTTCATAACCACAAGTATACCATATTATACAGGAGTGATAGTAGAAGTAGTCCAGTCAAGACCTTGATAAACAGAATACTTATATGTTTCTAGTTTTAGCTTAACATCATCTCCAGCAACAATTTTATTTGTTCCAACAAAAGACTTGTATATTTCTGCTGGGTCTACCCCATAATAATCTGATGGTGTAACAACCAAAACCTGTGACCAGGTATAGGGCCTGTTGCCTTCTGGATTATCCTGCCCTTCCACCCAGTATCTCCATGCGATGTCTATTCCGGCTATTCTTTCTACACCGAACCACTGTCTGGTTATCTGATTACGAACTTGGTCAAGGCTGCTAGCTTGATAGTGAGAGATACTATCTACAGAAACTGGACCAGTAATTCTAATTGCTCCTGCAACATTGTTCATTATTAGGTTATCCGTAAAGCCTATTCCCAAAATTGACCAGGAGCCAGCTTGTATGGATGGCTCTCTTACCAGATTTCCATTCCAATAAAAGGTTACACGATCCGTTATTCTTCCAGTAGATGTGTTTTGTGAATATATTTTTCCCCTCAAGCCGTCTGGGTGGGTGGAAACAGCATAAAATTTAAAGAACTGATTGGCAGACTGAACTTCGAATATTTCTATTGGAGAACTTGGGAAGGCATCAAGCTCAAACCTTATTGCCATATTTAGTGCTACCGTTTCAAAATTATTTGCCTTTTCTGGATTTATTGGAATAGATAGGCCGCGACTTGTAGACGTAGACTGTTCAAAATTTCCAACCGGCTTTATGCCGCTTTGTCCAGTCAAATAAAGATATGGGGTGCTGTCTTTGTAAATCCTAAAAGGATTTTTTGCTTTGTAGTCAAAATACAATCCAGATCTTTTAAAGGGATAAATCTTTTTACCAAATCTAGTACCAACGGGAGACGGAACTCTTTGAGACAGCGACTGCGAAGCTAGCTGAATTCTTCTTATCTTTATTGGATTCTCAATTATCCCATCTACTTTCATCTCTATATGTGAAACCAGGGCAAGAGATTTTATGTCTACTCCCTGTGGCAGATAAAGAATTACTCCGTCTACCACTTCATATTTTGTCACTAGCCAATCTGAGCCTGGCTCCACTACTCCGTTAGATGGCATTCTTGTAATGTTTTTAAATCCAGAAACAGGCTTATTTGCCCCCTCAGACAGATATTGAAAAGAAACATAGGTTCTTACACCTTGGCCGGAAGTATCGTAGAATCCTTCTGAAAATTTTTGAACCGCTGGATAGTTTATGTTCATTTGCACAAAGTCAAGCCCGTACTCTTCCACACCGTTATCGTCAACTATGTTTTTTGCTAAATAGGTAAGTGGCACATAGTCTTCCCAATATGAATCAACCTCTATGTCTAGTCTGGCCGCACCAAATTTTTTTCTACCAACTAAGCCATAGCTTGCAGGTTCAAACATTGGGTCAGCCGTATACCTTGACCACGGATCGCCGCCGTCTACGTAAAGATCGTTAAACAAAGATCCGTTTGTGGAAAGCGGATCGTCCCCGTCATAATCTATCTCTTGATCGTACATAGAAAACACGTCTTCATACTCTCTAATTACACCAGAATCATTGTAAAGCTCTTCAAACTTGCCATAATTTCTTTCTGTGGAAAACGCAACCTTTAAAATCTCACCATTAAAAGTATTTGAAAAATCTTCCGACCCACCGGCATAAACCTTTAGCTGCCCCTTGTTTCCTAAAAAATACGCTGCATTTCCACCAAACTTATTGGAAAACTTCACAAGACTTATTCCAGCCAGAAAGAGGTCTCCTGGTTGGTGTCCATTGGCCCTGTACAGCCTTGTAGAGCTTCCATTAAACACCAAGGTGTAGTCTATGTAGGCCCCATTTAACTCAACGATTAAATAATTTTTAGTTATCTGATCCTCTATCTTAAACAAAGTTTGCTTGCCGTTATCTCCGACTTTTGATTCAAATATTCCATAGACTGCTTTGGTATCTTGAGATAAAAAGTTTAGCGTATCAAATATGATACAGCCTTCGGTCCCAAGCCAGGATGAGTTTGGCCTTAAAGATATAGACTGATCTTCCTCTGACATGCTAGCCGAGGAGTCTTCATACCACTGATCAACCGTTTTATTATTAAACTTTAGTGTTGCAAGTGGATGTTCTGGCGGCGTTAAAACATTATTATCTACAGAAACGTTGTCCATCAGACCCTGACTCCATTTCCCAAGATCTGGAAAGTTGTAATTATTTGAGTAGTTTGCAAACGGGTAGTCTATAAAAGTACTGACGCCGTTATAGGCTGTGTTAATTTTTTCTGGATACTCAACACCCTGACCATAAACCCATCTTCTTTTTGCTACAAGGGTTGGCACAGAATATGAATAAATTCCAACAGAATCTATTTCAAATGGCACGGTGTCTTCATAAGCATAGAAGCCAATCCAGTCTTGGTCTTTTCCAACAGAATTGTTTTTGCCTGGAAGTGAAAGCGATCTTGTGTCAAACTCAACAGATAAAACTTCTTCACCGTTTATAATTAATGTTGCAGAATTAGTAACTATTCTAAGCTGGACCAACATTGGTCTAAACCATTCTCCTACAAAATAAGACCCATAAACATCATCAATCTTTATCTTTATAAATGGTCCATCTACATATATCCCGTCATCAGATCCAATTGGACCAACTATTCTTTTTGGAGTTGTGCAAGAAACATTTATTCTTAACCAAAACTCTAGGGTAAAGTCTTGGTATCTGCCCAGCTCGCCAAGAAATCCATTACCTGGAACTATTAATGATGGTCCGCTACCTGGCAATATCGTTGTATTGTTTGATGCCCCATATACTAATGGCACCCCTCCATTTTTTGCTAAAAGTGAGTTGCTCTGTCCTAAATAGTACCCGTTTAATTCTTGAAGACCATAGGCGGCTGCAGGATATCCAAAAGTTTCTGAAAGGGCTATTGTTGATGGAATTGCTTCAAGCTCAACCCCCAGAGAGGTTGCCTGAAACTCTTCCGACCACTGCCCCGCTGTCAACCCATTAACCAAAAAGGTATAGCTGGCTGGGTCAGACGCTCCTGGAAGATACCCAAGCTTTAAGACTATGCTTACATCTTCTTCATTTGGGGGTAAGGTAAAAGTTTCTGAAACAAAAAACCATCTATTAAAGACAGAGATGTCAAAATCTTTAAATGTTTCTACGTAGCTGGAAGTTTCTGCGTCTAAGTATTTATAGCCAATAGATACAGAAGAAAGAAACGGACTTGGTGAATAAAAGAATGCGCCCAGAGAAAAAGTTTTAAGGTCTTCGTTAAAAGAAGAATATGGAACTACGCCTGTTGCTGTAACAGTAGTGATGTCTGGATCTTCTTCTGGCACATTGGCTGCTATTGAAGAGATGACGCTTTCTGGAAAAGGTTCTCCAATTATGTTAGTAACGACCCCAAGTGTTCCATTTGAAACTGTCCATACAGAGCTATTGGATAAATCTCTTTGTGTTTCAGATACTAGGGAGACATAGTCGGCCGGGTCGTCTAAAGACCAAAGGGCTATTGGTTGTTCAGCAAAGACCTTTTCAGAATAAAGATTAGATGATATAGACATAGATAACTCCTAGTCTATTTTAACACACTAGGCCTGAGATTCTGTCCAGGAAATACGTCCACCCACTCGGAATGGGGTAGCGGCACCGATGAGAGCGGTATCAATAACAGAGGCAGAAATTGTCAGAAGGTCTGGTCCATCTGGGAAAATTCCGTCACCACCCTGAATAGCGTTTCCTAGCTCGATGATGTCGGCAAGGTCAATGTTTGTTGCTTGAGCAATCGAAGCCGTTGCGCTAGATGCACCACT